CAGCACATAACGGATATATTATATTCTTTGGTCGTAAGAACATAGCAATCTATGCTAATCCTTTAGACACAGGAGCGTTAACACTTGTTGAAGTTATCTATAATGTAGGATGTATTGCTAGAGATTCAGTACAGAACATTGCAACAGATGTGTTGTTTTTATCTGACTCAGGAGTTCGTAGTCTACAGCGAGTAATCCAAGAGAAGTCTATGCCAATGCGAGACATCTCTAAGAATGTTCGTGATGAACTAATGGCTGCCGTAGCATCTGAGACAGACTTAACTAAGATTAAAAGCATTTACTATGAAAGAGATGCTATATATTTATTAACGCTTCCTACAACTAAGTTTGTATATTGTTTTGATACTCGTGCTGCACTGCAAGATGGTTCTATGAGAGTTACAGTCTGGGACAGCATAGAGCCTAAATCATTATTTGTTACTCAAGCAAGAGACTTATACTTAGGTAAGCCGGGATATATTGGTAAATACTACGGCTACGCTGATAATACTTCTAGTTATCGTCTTGCTTACTATACTAATTACTTTGACTTTGATGCGTCTACAAATCTTAAATTACTAAAGAAGATTGGTTGGGTATTGATTGGCGGTACTAATCAAGCAGTAGCTATTAAATGGGGATTTGATTATAACGAAAGTTATCAAGCTACTACTTATAATTTGGATGCTGCTACAGTGTATGAATATAATAACTCTACTGTAGATACTATCCCCGGATCATCCGAATATAATATTGCTGAATATACATCAGGTATTGTTTTAGATCGCTTTAACATTAATGCTGGTGGTCAAGGAACTGTAATGCAGTTAGGCTTAGAAGCAGATATTAATGGAAATCCAGTTTCAATTCAGAAAATAGACGTAGCAATTAAGCAAGGAAAGACTTTAGTCTAAGGACATACTATGGCAAACTATACAAAAGCAACTAACTTTACAGCTAAAGATGGATTACCTACTGGTAACTCAGGCAAGATTGTTAAAGGTACAGAGATTGATACTGAGTTAACTGCGGTAGCTTCAGCTATTTCGTCTAAAGCAGATATTAACAGTCCTGCTTTAACAGGAACTCCTACAGCTCCTACTGCGTCTGCTGCTACAAATACAACACAATTAGCTACTACTGCTTTTGTACAAACTGCAGTAGCGGCATCTTTTAGTGCTGGCATGATTATGATGTGGTCTGGGACAATTGCTACGATTCCTACAGGATGGGTTCTCTGTAATGGTTCTAATAGCACTCCTGATCTTCGTAATAGATTTGTTATTGGTGCTCATACTGACTCTGCTGGTGTAGCGTACTCCACAGTAACTGGAAGCAATACAACATCCGGTGGTACTAAAGACGCTATTGTTGTAAGCCATACACATACTGCAACTTCAACTGTTACTGACCCGGGACATAATCACACTCTTACAGGTAGGCAGCACGCAGGTGCGGATGGCTCTTTGAACGAATTTGGTGATTCTGTTGCTGCAGAAATTTATAGTAATAATACCTCAGTACAGACAGCAACTACAGGAATTACTGTTGCAACAACCAATGCTTCTACAGGATCTAGCGGTACAAATCAGAACTTGCCTCCATACTACGCTCTTGCGTACATTATGAAGACCTAATATGAAAGTACCTGTAGTCATTAGAGACGACTACACAATGTTTCTAGAATTACACGATGCAGCATTGTGGTTTCATACAGATGTACGAAAGTGGACATCGGAAATAAAAGTAAAGTATGTAGAAGATTTAAATATATTACAGGATTTAATAAACAGTCCTTTATTTGCACTGGTACAGCAACGAAATAAGAAACTCAGTAAATTTGGTAAAGTAATTGGTTTTAAATATGAACAACCCTTTTTAGGTAATGATAAACAAATGTATGACATCTATAGTAGGAGTAAATAATGGGTAGCTTTGCGCAATTTGCAGGTCCAGTCTTTTCGACTGTCGGAGGTCTCATTAGCGGAGGCAAAGGAGCAGATGCTGCCAGAGCACAGGCGGAGTCGCTTCGTGCTGCAGGTAAGCGTTCTTCGGAAATGGCACAGTTTCGTCCTATTGGCTTAACTACTGGCTTCGGAAGTTCTCGATTTAGAACTAATGAACTTGGTCAAGTTGAAGAAGCTGGTTATGAATTAACTCCAGAACTTCAAAATCTTCGTAATCGTTTTGTCGGCGGTGCAACTGGATACGACCCTACTCGTGTACAGAACTTAGCAGAACCTATTTATGGCGGAGCAAGCTCATTATTCAATTTAGGCGGTAGCTACTTAGGTGCAAATCCACAAGAGGTTGCAGCTAAGTACATCTCTGATAGACAAGGATTATTACAACCTAGTCGTGCTGCTGAATTTGGTAGAATCAATGCTCGTAACTATGCTACTGGTCGTGGTGGTCTAGGTGTGCAGACAGGAACTGGCGGAGCGCCAACTAATCCTGCATTACAGGCATATTACAATTCTATCTTCCAACAAGATAAAGCATTAGCTGCAGAAGCAGACACAGAAGCCATGAATCGTATTCGGTTCGGTGGAGAACTGTACGGCGCTGGCGGTAAACTTGCTGCTGGTATTCCATCGCTGTTTAGTGGTTCGTTCTTACCGATTGAAACACAGCTTAACATGGCTAAGAGTATTGAATCACTAGGACAAAACCCATATCAAATGAGTTTAGACTTAGCTGCTGCTCAAGCGGGTGCTGGTGCAAGATCAGGTGAATTGTATTTACGTCCACAAGCTGCTGCGGCAGATGCATATGCTAAGTATCAAGGCTACAGTCCTTTTGGCACAGCTCTTAGCGGTTTTGGCGGTGCTATGAGTGGTGGTGGCGGAGGCGGTGGATTTGGTAGTTTATTCGGCAGTGGCGGCGGTTACTCAGCGGCTCCTTATGCTCCTACAAACCCCGGTTTCGGTAGCTCTCAAGGGGGCTTTTATGGCTCTTCTGCATTTTAATTAACAGGAATAATCATGGCGGATATTGTAAATAGTTTATTTGGTATTGATCCTGCTGCACTGCAACAGCAACGACAAGTCTTAGACTCTAATCAAGCATTTAGATTTGCACAGTTAGATCCGCTACAGCGTGCTAACATGGCAATCTATCAAGGCAGTGCTGGTATTGGTCGAAGCATTAATCAATTACTTGGTGGTGATGAGCAACTTAATCGTGCGACTCAAGTTCGCCAGTTAGCATCTCAGTTCGATATGACTAGTGCTGATGGATTACGTCAGTTTGCTCAAGCAGTGGCGCAGGTTGCTCCTGATGTTGCTCAACAGGCAATTAAACGTTCTGATGAAATTGTTACAACGGGATTAAAACAAGCTGAGTCAATTGCTACTACACAAGCTAAACTAAGAGAAAAAACACTACCTACTTCAGGTTTAGGTAAGTTAATAACAGAAAAAGAGGCTTTACTAGCAAGTGGAGTACCCGCAAACGACCCTAGAGTAGTTGCATACGATAATGCTATCAAAGCTGAAGGAGAAGGTAGGGGAGTTAAAGTTATTCTACCCGGCGAACAAGCCGATAAGATTCTTCGTGAAAAAAGAACTGGTAAATTCTTAGATCTTGAGGATTCTGCTATTGCCGCTGGGGATACAATTCAATTAACAAGAGATTTTAACAATGTTTTAAATAACGCATTTACTGGTACTGGTTCTGGCGTTAAATTAACAGCTTCGCAGTTTGCTAATGCTTTAGGTGTTAATGTAACCGGAACTAGTGAATCTGAGCAATTAGATCAGTTATTTGCGGCGTTGACTGTAGGACAAGCTAAGAATCTAAAAGGTAGTTTGTCTGACAAAGACGTTAAGTTCTTGAAAGAAGCTGTCGGAACTCGTGGTTTAACAAAAGAAACTTTACAGAATGTTGTAGAACGTATTGAGCGTAATGCTTTAATTGATCAAAAAACTTATGATTTGGCAAGTGGCTATACTGGCGATATGGCTAAGATTAATATTAATGAATTCCGTAAGAAAGCTCAAAAAGAAGTTAACGATACTTTTGAAAAGCGTAAACGTTTACAGCAATTAAGACAAAAAGCTGGACAACAACCTTCGTAAGGATAAACAATGGCTTTAACTGCTCAAGAACAAGAAGAATTAGCTAATCTTGAAAAAGAATTAGGTGCTGATACTTCTTATCAAAGTGTTTTAATTAATCCAAATCAACCCGAAGCAACGGTATTACAACAACTTGGTCGTGGTTTTGTTGAGACACTTCCTGAAATGGGAGGAATGATAGGCGGAACAATTGGTGCACTAAGTACTAGATCGCCAACAGGAGCCATAGCTGGTGCTGCTGC